AATAAGATGAATATGAATGAGGTATTTATGCGGGTTTTAAATTATCCTATTGAAAGAAATCTATTTACAAACACTATTTCTAACTTTAAGTTTTATACAATAGCATTGTCTGATATGAAACTACCTGATACATCTAATATTCTATTCCTCAATAATCATGAATCTATTCTAACCAATTACCCACATATGTTTAATTCAACACCATCCATCTGTTATGATAGTATCAATCATAAAGTATATACGAATACGCGTATAGTGAATTATTTTATTGATGAGAATGGTAATTATAAATACAAAAATAACGAGGGTATAATTACAAATAATGAACCAATTATAACTAAAAACATATTTACTGTTTATAGCATAAATGATGGTAATTGGAGTAAAGAAACCGAATTTGAATTAAAATATAATACAAAATATGATGGGGTTTATGTAGGCCTTGAAGATATTCGTTTATTACCAAATAGACAGGGAATATGTTTTAATGCGAATAGAGGTATATCATATGGCAAGATTAAGATAGAAACCGGTATAATTGATGTGGAATCTCAGCAAATAGTTTCAACATTAGTTTATAAAGAAGATTCGTCTGATGTAGAAAAAAATTGGGTATTATTTAATACATTATCACAAAGCGTGAACGTTATATATAATTGGTATCCTCTAACGATTGGTAAATATGTTGAAACATTTGATGGTAACTCTTCATTTGTTACAACAAATACTATTCAAACGCCTGTTATATTTAAATATGTCCGCGGTTCTACCAACGGTGTAACAATCGATAATGAAATCTGGTTTATAACTCATTTGGTAAATGCTGAATCTAAACGATATTATTATCATATGTTTGTCGTGATGGATGTAGAAACATATAAAATAAAACGCTATAGTGTTCCATTTACATTCGAAAAGAAAAATATAGAATATACATTGGGATTTATTTTTAATAAAAACACGAACAGTTTTATTATTGGGTATAGTACAATGGATAGAACTACAAATTATATCGAAATTTCAAAGGGAAATATTGATAATTTGTTTTTGTAGTCGGAACAATATAAATGTGTTGTCTGATATCATCTATAATGGAATATATAAGAACGACCGAAATCCATAACGTAAAGAAAAAAATATATAAAAAAACAGCAATATAAACTTCTAGAAAACAAAATGATAAGAACATATTTTCCCAACGCAGTGTTCAGGACAATGACAACATCATTGTTATTTATAACAAATACAATTCATTTGTCATATAAATACGATGTACTGTATTATTATACATTTGCATGTTTAACAATAATGTCAATCTTATACCATTTAACGAAAAATAAAACCATCGGTATGTTGGATAAAACATGTGTAGGTATGATTGCATGGAAAGGAAGTTGTATTTTGTTACATACAGAGTTTGACAAATATAGCATAGTTGTAATAACAACAGCGAGTAGTGTGACATGGTTATATTACTATGGATTAATAACACAAGCGTATGTTCACGACAAAGACCCGTATATAGGAAACAATTATCACATGCTGTTACATGTATTAAGCAGTATAGGACATCACGCAGTTGCCTATAAAATAAAATAAAAACAACACTACTTGTCAAGAACTTTTTGATTTAATTAAAAATAATAATTATCATATTTTTTATTTAGAGTATCAATATCCAAGCGACCATGTATGCGTTCATAATGACATTTTAACACAATTTCGAAATAATTTTTAAGATTATATTTTTCCCCATACAGTAGATAATGATGTAAATCACAATCTTCAATATGGAATTAATGAAAAGATAATAGTACTATAAGTTCTCGATATCAGTCACCATAGCTGTTTTACAACAGCCAAAACTGCGACGATGCCATTGTGTAATTCCATGTTCTTGAATACCTGCCATATGTGATTTGGTTCCATATCCCATATTACTATCTAAACCATAACGTTCTGATAATATTGGATACTTTTCACACATTTCTAGTACATAATCATCTCGTGCGGTTTTCGCCAATATACTTGCCGCCGCGATTCCCATATATTTTCCATCCCCCTTCTCAATAGTAACGTATGGTATTTGTTGATAATCATTCGTGGTTGTATCAAAATGACAATATGGTCTAAAATAATTCCCATCCACAATCGCCATAAATTTGGAAGTATTATTTTCAGTATGAGTTACCTCATTTACTTTTGATATCGAATTACGAATACAATTATGCATACCATCCATTACTGCTATTAGAATATTCTTATTATCAATATGATTAGATTCCATATAATCAATATGCCATACTAATGCGTGTTCTTTAATATAATCAGCAACTTCACGTAATTTTGTTTTTGATGTAAATTTCTTACTGTCTTTAATATCTACTCCTGAAAATAATTCAGGGTTTTTAGGAAGAACTACCGAAGCAATATATACACGTCCAAACATACACCCACGTCCAGCTTCATCTATAGAAATTTCATATATATCCGAATTATCACAGTAAAACCGCTCTAATAAAGGTTGAACTTTTTTTACACGCTTACTTGTTGAAGGTTCCATTGTTATTATATTTACCTAACAAAAATAACCAATAAATTCAATTTTTCATCACAAAATATTTTTCGTTATATAATCTATATATAATGAAGAGTTTCAAACTAACACCGGTAATAATGATTGTATTAATTCTTATTGTTTTAGCAATATCAATTTACATGAAAAACTCTTACTTTGTTGAAGGTGTCGAGAACATGTTTAATGATAAAGGGCAATTTAGTGATTTTATTCTTCCCGAGTATTCGCAAACATCTCCTTTAACGCAACTGACTGAAACTATCTTTTATGATAAAAAGAACGGAAATATCGTAGAAGCTGTAGTTGAATGGGCGTCAACTAATAATACTTCTGATGATTTTATACAGGATGCTCTAGATAAAGCTGTAAGTGATGCGGTCAGTAATGCTATAAATGATGCTGCTGCTACTTATGAAGCAGCTGCTACTGATGATGCTGCTACTCCTGAGGTGGCCGCTCCTACTCCTGAGGTGGCCGCTCCTACTCCTGCGGTGGCCGCTCCTACTCCTGAGGTGGCCGCTCCTACTCCTGCGGTGGCCGCTCCTACTCCTGAGGCGGCCGCTCCTACTCCCGAGGTGACCGCTCCTACTCCTGAGGTTGCTGCTACCACTGAAGGTCATGAAAATATGGGTTCTCAAACACCTACGTTAAAACGATTGATAATTACTCCACGCAATGGTAGTGAAAGTTATATTTATGATATAACAAAGACTGCTGAGTGTGTTAAGAAACCAACCCAAGAAAGTTTGATTGATAAAATCGACTCTTCATATACTACTTGGAGTTATGTTAGTCAAAGTGAATTCGCACCTGAGACAACCGTATTTTACATGCCTTGGAAAAATGATACATACTTAACTGTATACGAAAAGTCTGACGGTAATATGAACCCAAGAGGTGTGTTTTATTTCTCAAATGGGAATACTGGTACTGCGGAAATAAAGAAAGTGGAATTGTCTAACTACGTAAATACTCAAGATGATAATAATAACAAGTATGTAAAAGATACCAAGTATGGTGAATATGATTTATATCAATTAGATAAGTTTATCTTGTATGATATTCCTACGTCAAATCTAATTGTACGTAAAGAACATAATACGGGCAGTATTAATATATTCGATGGTGCGGGAGAGCAAATTAAATCAACTGATGTAAAGGAATTATATGACGCAAATAAAATTCACGAGAACCAACAGAAATATTCTGAATTAAAGGCATGGACTACTTTAGACGGTCAAGGAGAAGGTATTGTTTTATATATTAAGAATGCGGATAAGACTTTGGTGTCGGTGTATGGATTTGAATCGAGTACTATGGATTCATTGGTGTTAAAGAACGTTAAGAGATTTACCTTATATGGTGTTGATATGGGCGACAAAATCGAGAAACCAACAGTAAGTGCTTGTGATAAAAAGGCATCAGCTGAACCTGTAAGTGAAGCTGAAAAACCCAAAGTGGAGGAAGCTACATCCGATGATTACATATTAAAAACAAAAATAGTTCCTCCAGTGTGTCCTTCCTGCCCGATGTGCCCCGATAAGGTGACATGCACTAATTGTGGCGGAAACGGTGGTTCTGGTACATTTGGAAAAGATGGTAAATCAATGGTTAAAGATGAGAAGGTAGTAACCAAAACGAAGGTGATCGATCAGGCTGGAAATGTTATATCCGAAACAGTTGGTGAAGTGACTGATTTAGCACGAGATACCGCGAGTGGTGCTGTAGGATTAGCAAAAGAAACAGTAGGTGGTACTGTAGGATTAGCAAAAGAAACCGTCGGTGGTACAGTAGGATTAGCAAAAGAAGCTGTTGGTGGTACAGTAGGATTAGCAAAAGATATATTTGGCGGTGTATCTGGATTACTAAAAGGTGCGGGTAGTGGTGCTATGAATGTATTAACTCCCGACCAACAAACTAGACGCGGAATCCCTAATCAACCAATTCAACAAGCTGGAGTTCAATCTGTAAACTATGGAACAGATAACTATTATACTCGTTATGGTATGTTATCAAATAAAGAAAGTAATTTTGTGCCAAGAACTGCTAATTTCAGTAATTTCGCATAAATAGAATTCATTTCATAAGATAAAATATTATTCGTATGAAATGAATTATAAAAATGATTACATACTAATATAACACTGTCAATATGGAAAAAATAATCAATAATATACAATTAAATACCATTTTTGAACGAGATAAGATAGCCAATGAAATAAAAAAAATAATACTCGATTTTGATGAAAAATGTAATGACCTAACGTATAAAAAGGGTATATATATTTATGGAGCTCCAGGCTCAGGTAAAACAACTTTTATAATGAATTTATTGAAAGAAATCAATTATGATATTATTAAGTATGATGCCGGAGATGTTCGTAATACAGGATTGATTAACACGATAACCAGTAATAATGTTTCAGCACGAAATGTATTAGAAATGATGTCTAGAAAAGTTAAGAAAAAAGCGATAGTAATGGATGAAATAGATGGCATGAATAATGGTGATAAAGGTGGCATAACAGCGTTAATTAAATTAATACGTCAGAAGAAAACAAAAAAACAAAAACTAGAAAATGCGACGATGAATCCAATAATATGTATAGGGAACTATTGCATTGATAAAAAAATACGTGAATTAACTAAAGTATGCAATACATTTGAATTGAAATTACCAACACGGAAGCAGATGATACAAATATTAGTGTCTATGTTTCCCGAGTTAAACATGAAAGAAAATTTATCTAAGCAAAATACAATATTAGATTATATTCAATGTGATGTTCGTAAATTAAATTTCGTATATGATGTTTATAAGACAAATCCAAATTTATTTGACAATGATGCTTTAAGTTTAATATTTCAAAAGAAATCAAATAATGAAGATTCAAAACGTATAACCCATTCTCTTATTAATAATTATATACCATTAAAGAATCATTCACAATTTATGAATGAAACAGAAAGAACTATAGTCGCTTTATTATGGCATGAAAATATAGTTGACATGTTAGAAAAATATGATAAGAAAAAATCCATACCTATTTATCAAACTATATTAGATAAAATGTCTTATGCTGATTATATTGATAGGATTACATTTCAAAATCAAATATGGCAGTTTAATGAAATGAGCTCATTGATGAAAACATTCCATAATAATAAGATATATCATGATAATTTACCAGAGAACAAAGGTAAATTCCAACCATCGGAGGTTCGTTTTACAAAAGTATTAACTAAGTATTCGACTGAATATAACAATATGATGTTTATTTACGGATTATGTCAGGAATTGGATTTGGATAAATCGGATTTGATTTCCATGTTTCAAGAAATACGCATATTAAAACCATTCAATCAATTAGCTAATATTGAAACTATGAATGAAATTGAAGAATTGTTTGAAAATTATGATATAAATAAACTAGACATACAACGTATTTATAGGTATATGGATAAAAGTGTGAAGAAAGATATAGTCAATGCTGATTTGGAAGAAACTGAATAATGTTTGAATTGATAAAAAATATAATATTTTTATCAATGAGTTTTTGGATATTTATTCGTCGTTATCAATAACAACATTGACTTCTGGTATAATTTTACTAGTAGTTGTTTGAGAATTACTTAATCGAGATTCCAAAATTTCATTTCTTTGTGTAAGAATCTTGATTTGTGCGATTAGTTGGTCTTTTTCGGATTGTTCGTGGTTTTGAGTATCATTTACAACGTTTTGAGTGTCATTTACAACTTTATTATTATGTGTATTAGTTACATTAATATTTTTTTTGGATTCGATTAATTTATTTTGTAAAAGTTGAATATACCGTTGTTGTTCTTCTGTTTTCTTTATAAGACCCTCTATTTGTTCTTTATTTTGTGTGATAATTTGTACGATTTGTTGACTAGTTAACGGTACTGGTGGTTTTCCTTCTTGTGAAAGCATAATTGGAGCATACATTTGTTGTTGATATTCTTTAATCATTTGTTCTCGTTTTGCTTCAATTTCTGCCATTTGTTTTAATACATCAGGTTTCATATGTGGTTTTCCAGGTTCATATTTATCTAATAGTGCATCAATATCTTCCATAAAGAACTTTTTAATTTTGTCTTCATATTTATGACGTATAAATGTATCCACCGTTTTGGGAGATTCTTTGAAAAACTTTTCATCTTGTTTTTGGTCGAACATTTTTCTTTTATCAAATGTATTGTGTTCGTGTGAAAATACAAGGATACTTTTAAGAGGGTCTAGTTGAACGAACGGAATAGTGTAATCTTTTAAAAATGCTCTCTCTTCTGCTAATGCGGCTGAGTCTTCATATTTGGTTTGCTCTAACAGTTTTGTTTTAAATGCGAATGTTCCTGCTGTAGCATGATTTGGACCATATGGTCCACATTGTATCATTTTATTCATACCTTTAAAATATACGTAAATTTCACTAGAACCAGCACATAAAGCATCTGGGTTTGATAGAAGACGTTCTACTGAATGTGAAATACGGTCTGGAGGATAATAATCATCATCATCCATATAAACAATAATAGAGCCTCTTACATGCTTATGCATATAATTACGTTTTTCACCAAGAAGCATTTTCTGTTCGATTTCAAAATACCGAATTTGTGGAATATTTGACGCAACAATTAAATCTTTTATTTTATCAGTACCATCATCAACAATGATCCATTCGATTCTATCTTTCGGATAATCCTGATTACGAAAACAATTAAACATATTTTCAATGAATGGACGACGATTAAACGTGGGCGTACATACACTTACTAACGGGTAAGTATCTAATGATAAGTTATTTTCTCCCATCGTTGATAATAATTATACTATTATTTTGTATTTATACCCTTGTTTTATTAAATTTGTATATCATTTAATAGGTGACTACATATATTATCTATATCTTCCTTATTAAATTTATCAAAAGGGTGAATAGCAAAAGCAGTCAAAGGTTCTATATCATTAAATTTGTAGAAAGTATTAATACAAAACTCTTTATATTCTTGATAATCAGTCGGATAATCATATCCTAATATAACCATTGCGTTCTGAAAAAATACATCTTCTGGTAAAATTGTACGTTCTGTAAATAAATCTATAGAAAGGTTGTTTTGTTTTCTATATTTTATTATATCATTGTAATTAACATTCTGTATACATTGTGTCATGAGAGATTTTCTTCTATATGAAAATCCACCACATATATTTGGTGACTTATGCAATGGACTTAACATATCATAAAAAACACCATCTTCTGTACGCATACCGTAATTATAATAAGCTCCGAAGAATCCATATTTTGTAGGTATGTTATAATTGCTATTTATTATAAACGAATCTGTTTGAAAAGTAATAATATGTTCTTCTGGTATTTTATTCCAAATTATCATACTTTGCATTAGGAGACTATATGCTGAAGATGAAACAAAATCATTAATACCTAAGTTTACAAAACAATAAGTACCTTTTATATTTTCTTCAATTTGACATTTATTCATATCACTTCCAAATATACGTAAATTCCAGGTATTATCAAATTTACTCATAACTTGTTTTATTACAGGAATTAAATATTTATGATTTCGAGGTTCTATGATAACAGCAACTTTATTATTATTTTCGTTATTGTTTATTATAATATCTAATTCTTCATAATACTTCATAAAAGTTTCCAACATTGTATATTACTTAATAATACACAATATAACATTCTTTTCAAAGTATTTTATCCTGACCTATATACGATTATTAGATAGTATATCTAAACCATGTGTTAAACCTTCTTTGATTTTGTCATTATCATTCGTATTTAACTTTTCCATAATATTTGAAATATTAGTGTCTGTTAATGGATTAATAGTTTCCTTTATAGGTTCCATAACTGGATTAATAGTGTTAGTCGTAACAGTTACATTTTCATTTTCTTGTTCTCCCTTTATAAAAGATAATACACCATACATAAACACAAGTATTATACTAGATATTGAAATTAACATAGTAATAACTTTTAATGGATTACTTTTAATGTTTATCCCAGAATCAATAAGTGCATATAACATAACAATCACAAATCCAAGTTTAATACAATTTTCATAGATATAGTTAAAAATTCGTACCATATAATTTATTATCTTGTCAAAGAAGCTAAGAGGATTACATGGCGTGTCTCTTCTAGGTTCGGGTTTATATACGTCAAAAAATTCATCAATTAGTTTTTTTATTTCAGCAATACTTTGACCCTTTTTATATAGGAGAATACCACCAAGTGTATAAGCCAATATGTAACATAAGCATAACGCTGTTGCGATTGGTACACCCAAGAATATTAAATAAATTAATATCAAGAATTTTTCTACCCAAAAAATGGGGTTCATAAATTTGGCAATCGAAAGTAACCCTCCGATTGGTAAAATAGCAGCAATAGGACTTGTTTCGATAAACGTCATTAAAAATAACACAATAGTAATTACGTAAATAAGTATTGTTAATGGACCATCAAACTCAAATTTCGCAATATTAACCAATATATTTTTAATAAGTTCGCCGGAACCATTCACCATAAACGTAAACAATACTAATATACACATAAATAGTAATATTAATACAATCTTAGAAGTTCCATTTTTATCTATCATACGTGTGATAAAGTCCGGAAACCATGTAATTAAACCAATTTTTAAATATTCAGGAAAGAACAAAGGAATATTAGTAAATTTATCTAATATAAAATAAAAAGGATTTAACGAACTACGTTGACTGATATAATCTCTAGGTGTTTTCCATATAGGTACTTTTGTACCTTCATTATCTTTGCTATGGTTATACTTAAAAAACATAAGAAATACCCAATTATATACTGCGATGGAAGCAACAATAATAGATAGCATCCAATTAAAATATTTCTTAACATGTTTTACATCGTTGTCAAAGAATTCATTACCTGATAAAAATTTTGTAATATTGTAAATGAATTTGTCATATTTATCTTTTAATTTCTGATATAAATGTTCTATAATTTCAGCGAATGACCTTGTTTTTAATACATCTTTTTCACCACCTTCATATATATTATCATTTCCCGTCCATTCATCATCGTTAAATGTTACTATTGGATTTAAATTAAGTCCTTCTATGATTGGTTCTCTGCTATTATCTTCCGGCATTTCATGAATATTAACAATAGGTTCTATGTTTTGAATATTTAATAACTTCTTCTTCTTTTTAACATTCTTTATTTTATTTTTCATATGTTCGGTCTGAAAATCAGCTTTGGACTTATTTTTTTTATCATCACTAAATACTTTATTTCCATGTATTATTTCTTTCATCTATATTATACCGTTATAATATAGATGTTTATAAAAAATGAATAAAATCCGCAATTCTTATCTTGCATGTAACATTCCACATGAACCACCTATAAATGATAACACATTATAACGCTCTTCATATAACGTCATATTGTAATTATAATCATATAATCTCCAGTTTTCTTTACGGAATCCGATTGCGTTTCCGTCAGTATCACAAATTACGTCGAATTTAGAGTTTATTTCATCTATTGGTGGAACATAGGTAGTGAGGTCTAACTCGATCTTTTTAAATTTACTTAAATTGATTGCTCCAGATGGTTGATATTCGAATGGACTTGTATCCAAACAAAAATTGTAGCAATATATTCCTTCTTTCGCTGAACCTCGTGTGCGTGTATATTTCTCAATAAAATCATAAATTCCTCGTGTTAAAACATTTTCACGATAACTACCGTCAAGTTGAATACCCATTGTTTCTAATATCTCTTTTCTATTTTCAACTGAAAAATTACCAGTGGTTAATAAACCGGTAACACGTAAATCAACCGGGTCAATATTTGGAAACGCTCCTTGTGTATTGCTATTCTGATAAGGAGAACTATCATTTGGCATGGTTCTATAAGGCCAATTCGTATAATTCGACCATTCATTACGTAAGTTCACATCATTTCGTTGTAATTGCCACATCCAACTGGATACCATACCAGGTGGTGATAATAATTTAATTTTACGTGTTCCTGTAATATTTTCAAATTTATGCGTAAAAACATCTTTGACTAAATACACTTGGTCTTTTCTAGCAAATACTTCAGCCTCTTCTTTAGATAAAAAGCAATATGTAGCAATTAAATGAATATCCGCATTCCAAGTAGAAATTTTATTTTCATAATTTTGTGCGGTCAACTCAACGGCAGGCGGTGTTTGTAAGAAACGATACATTTGAAATCTAGGTTCGCCTAGGTTGGGTTGTATGTAAGGATAATTATATTGCGAATCAAATACATCACGTACTTGGCATAATTCTTGAATAGGTCTGAATGTAATATTAATATGGAGCTCATTATATTGAAGAGCGATTAATGGGAAAGCACATGAACTATTCAAAGTAAACCATGTATTAATTGGTATGTATAAATTACGACCACGTATAGATGGCTCCGCACCTGCGGTATTTGTTGTATAAAAAGCCGATGGATATGAATTTACACGACCATTACAGTTTGCTGGATCATTTAATTCCGGTACATTTCCGGTCATTTTGTAAAATAAATCCTTCTTTTCAGCGTTAAAATCTCTTTCAACCATCATAGATAGGTATTCGCCTGTATATTTCTGAAGAACTAATGACCCACTTGTGATTTCGATTTCTTGAATCATCGCAGCACCAATATTTTCAATCCATCTAAACTCATATGGAGCCCAACGACAGCCTGTATCATTACCATTAACTAAATCAGGTATTATATTCTGACCTTCTTCATTTAGTATGGGTACTGGTAATGGATGATGTATAGGACTCCATATATCAGGCAATGTAACTACCGCATATGTATCCATTAATAAATCAGCATGTCTAGGTATCTTAAAACGAAATGTAGATGGTTCGGTTAAACGCAACTCTCTTAAACCATCATAATCTATACGAAATTTTTGAAGACCGAAATTACTGTATTTACTATATGTAACTTTAAAGAATGTTTTACTTGGATTTCCCGTTAAAAATATGTTAGCTTGTCCTACCGCAGCTATGTTTAGTAATCCGCCAGCCATAATTATATATTTTATATATAATTAATATTATATTTGTTACTCGATATATATATAATTTTGTCGAATAATATATATATCCGAAAAATGAATAGAAATCAAAGTATATTACTAATCGTTACTCTCTGTATTTTTATATACGTAATATATCGATTTGTATGGAAACGAAATATGATTACACGAATTATTAATAAATTACAACGAAAATGTTTAACATGCAAACCTAGATGTAAAAACGCGAATTGTAATTGTAATACATTAGAAAACTTTGAACTGTTTGGAACAGCAAAAGGTGAATATAATAGTTTAATTGATTCTGACCCCATGAATATTACTTCTTTACCGCCGGATAATACTTATTTATCTGAGAATGAACGTGACAAAGTTCGATTAAAAGACTATATAGTAAAGTCTTCTTATAATAGTGCGGTTACCGGTAAGTATGTAAATATAGACATGGTAAAGTATTTACTCAGAAGAGGTGTCCGATTATTAGATTTTGAAGTTATGTTAGTCAATGAAGCCCCAATGATTACATATACGGATGATAGTTCTCTCGAAACAATTAATACTGATAATACATTGTTATTAGATAATGTGTTTAGTATGGTGGTATCAAATGCCTTCGTACAACCAACGCCCAATGTAAAAGACCCATTATTTATTCATTTAAGAATCAAATCTAAACCAGGTAGCAATAAATTATATAGATTAATAGCAAAATCAATCGATTCTACCTTAAGAGATAAATTATATAACGGACAGATTACCAAGAACACTAAAATCAGTGATATAATGGGTAAAATTGTTATTATAGTAGATAAAACTATTAATCGTGATTACAAACAACTATCCTCATGCAGCCCTTCTATGAAAGATTGTTATAATTTGAATAAATATATAAATTTAGAAAGTGGTTCGGATTTATTGTTTTTACATCATTATAATGAATTATTGAATCTAAGTCAAGACATTATTCGTGTTGAAGATAAATGTCCTATATGTACTAGTACTACTAATATACGAATGGTATTACCCGACATGATTAATAAGAATACTAAAAACCCTGATATAGATGATTTTATATTAAATTATGGGGCTCAATTTGTATTATATAAGTTCTATTCCAAAGACGAAGAATTGGAGAAATACGAACAATTGTTTAACGATAATAAAGGGGGTATAGTACCTTTAGCCTATTCAATTGATTACTTAAAAGGGAATCGAACGAATTGAATAGATAAATAAAATATTAGTTTATTGTATAAACCTATGAGTAAATACAATAAACGAAATAAAACATTAAAACATCGCAATAAATT